ACCTTTATACGTTAAGGCAGGACAACCCTAATACATCATTTCCAGACGGGATGACTACGGAACAGTATGCGAATTGGGATATGATTCCTGTCACAGTAGAACCAAAGCCAGAGTTCGACGCTGTTTATAAGGAACTGGAATCCCTAGGACCGACTCTCGTAGATGGCGTGTGGACTCAGGGTTGGCAAATTTTAGATCGAGATGCAGACGATATTACCGAGTCCGTGGAAAATAAAAAAAGAGAAGTAAGAGCACAAAGAACTAATTTATTAGAAGAAACAGACTTTTATGGATTTTCAGATGTAACTATGACTTCTGAAATGTCTGCCTATAGACAGGCGCTAAGAGACGTACCGAGTCAGGAAGGATTTCCTAATACTGTAGTGTGGCCTACTAAGCCATAAAAAAGGAGGCTTACGCCTCCTCTTGCCAAGGAATACCCTGACCTTTAGTCGGGGCTCTAAGCTCATGGATATTTAGAGTTAAACTAGCCTTCATAGTTTCTAGAAGCTCAGGCTCATATAAACTCTCAAGCCACCCTATTACTATCTCCTTGGTTAAATTTTCATAAGGTATAAAAGAATCTAGATTATCTACAGGAAGTGCCAAAAAATGCATTTGAGAACTAGAATTTCCTAGCTCATCCGTAGCAATTAAAGTAGAGTGCACTCCTGTAACTACATACGATTGGTCGTTTAAAGATATTTTATAATCTAAACCTCTAAAGTCCCAACTATAAGTTATATCCATTTATTCCTCCGAAGGAGCATCCTCTGGTGCCTCAACAGGCTCTGGCTGAACCTGCGGTTGTGCCTGCTGTTGAATCTTTTGAATCACTCCCATACTTGCTTTCGCAGGAAGCTCTCCCAATCCACCTAGAATTACATTGATCTCTTCCAAAGAAAGGTCGAGATTAATACTTTCATTTGCCATAATAGAAATTCCTATTTAAATATATCTTGCCAGTTTCCGGTAGTGCTCGCGCGTGCATACTCGGTGGCACGGTTTTCAAAAAAGTTAGTGTGTTCTACACCATTTAACATGTAGTCCAGCCAAGGCAGAGGATTCTCTTCGCTTCCGAAAATTTTCTTCATACCTAGACCTAATAGTCTGCGATCTGCAATATATCGAATATACTCTTTTACTTCCTCTGGCGTTAGATCAGGCACTTCGGCACCTGCAAAACAAAGGTCAATAAAAGCATCCTCAAGTTCTACTGTACGTTCTGCGGCACAGTAAATCTCATACTTTAGATCATCATTCCATAGACTTGGGTTCTCTTGAATAAAAGTGCGGAATAGTTGTGACATGCCCTCAACGTGCAATGTTTCATCACGAACTGACCATGTAACAATCTGTCCCATACCTTTCATCAAGTTATGTCTTGGAAAGTTTAACAAAATTGCAAAGCTACTAAATAGTTGTACTCCTTCTGTAAATCCAGAGTAAATCGCCATTGTTTTTGCAATATTCATTGGAGTATCCATCCCAAAATGAGATAGATGCTCATGCTTATCCATCATTTCTTTGTGCTCAAAAAACTTTTGGTATTCGTCGTCACCAAAGCCAAGAGTTTCTAGTAATAATGAATATGCTTCTTGATGCACTGCTTCCATTGCTGCAAAAGCAGATAGCATCATTCTTACTTCAGGCTGCATCAACGTCAGCCTGTGTAAAAAATCTAAAAATCTGATTGATAAGTCTACGATTCTCAGGTGTCAACTTATCACGGTAGTCTCGAAGATCATCAGCAAGATTAACTTCGTCAGGAAGCCAATGCATATGCTGCTGAGTTTTATAATGCTTATAAGCCCACGGATAATTAAAAGGCTTATAGTATTCTCTTTCTGTTAATAAATTCATTATTTACCCTTCGCACGCTAGACACGCGCCTTCGTCAATGCTTTCAAAGATATATTGACGCAATGCTTCATCTGATACGGTTTCTGCCCTTTTGTACGCTTCACTGCGCAAATAGTATAAAGTCTTTACTTTCTTTTTCCATGCCATCATATGAATAGCATGGAGTTCTTGCTTGGATACGTTTGCAGGAAAAAATACGTTTAATGACTGACTTTGACAGATATATTCTTGTCTATCGGCTGCAAAATCAATAACCCATCTTTGGTCAATTTCAACTGCGGTTTTGAATACGTCTTTTGTAAGGTCGTCCAAAAACTCAAGATGCTGTACTGACCCGCCGTTTGTAACAATGCTTTTCCATACTTCATCATTATCTTCTCCTAATTCTTGAAGAATATGTTCCAGGTACTCATTCTTTTGTAAGCTGGAGCCTGACTTAGTCTTCTGTGTAAATGCATTAGCCCTATAAGGCTCAATGCTGGGACTAGTGTTGCCACAAATAATAGAGCTACTAGCGTTAGGAGCAACAGCCAAAAGATGCACATTACGAACTCCATAACCTTCTGCATCAGGAGCCTCCCCACGCTCATCAGCGAGTTTACGAGTTGCATTCGTAGCCTCCGTTTTTATATGCCGAAACATTCTCATGTTGGCACTCTTTGCCATTACACCTTCAAAAGGCAGGTGGTGTCGCTGCAAATAGGCATGAAATCCCATTGCCCCTAAACCAATGCTTCTTTCTTGCATTGCACTATATGCAGCTCTCCATAGTTCACGAGGTGCATTATCTATAAAATATGTAAGTACATTGTCTAGCATTGCTACTAGATCTGGAATAAAATCAGGGTTATGCTGCCACTCATCAAATTCTTCTAGATTTACACTTGATAGACAACATACTGCTGTACGCTCTTCATCTGTCGCGAGAGTAATCTCACTGCAGAGATTTGAGTGATGTACTTGCAGACCTTTATCTTTCTGACACTGAGGCAATGCGTCTTGCACAGTATCTTTGAACATAATATAAGGTTCGCCAGTCTCTACACGATTTTGAATAAGTTTTACCCAAAGTGTTTTAGCGGATACAGTTTTTGTAACTCTACCCGAATGAGGATCAATTAAGTCCCAGGAGTCATCAAACCCATCTTCTCTTGTTGCTCTTTCTATAAGAGTCATAAACTCATCTGAGATAATTACTCCATGATGTAAGTTTGTAGATTTTCTATTAACATCTCCACCAGTAGGCTTACGAACATCTAAAAATTCCTCTGCTTCTGGGTGAGAAATATCAAGGTATGCAGCATAGCTGCCACGACGTGTAACGCCTTGGCTAAATGCAAGCATTTCTGCGTCTACAACCTTTAGAAAAGGAATAACACCCGTACTTTCGGAGCCATTGCTCGTTTTTGAGCCCACACTCCGAACCCCGTTCCAGCAACCGCCAATACCACCACCAACACTACTAAGAAAAGCATTTTCAGTATAGTGATTTGTTAAGCCCTCTCTGCTATCATCAACAAAGTTGAGAAAGCAACTAATAGGGAGGCCGCGAGTAGTGCCTCCATTAGAAAGTACAGGAGTACTAAACATAAACCAGAGTTTACTAGCATAATCATATAATCGCTGTGCATGAGCTTCGTCATTGGCAAAAGCCTTTGCTGCTCGCGCAAACGCGTCTTGAGGAGATATTTCTCCATCAATTAGATAACGATCTTGAAGAGTTTTCTTACTAAACTCTGACAGATACCTATCTCGTCGATAATCTACTGTTACATTAAACGACACTTGTCATTCTCCCCTGAATATCTGAAATATTATCAGCTCCAATTGCATCATCGCAATATGTAATTAAATCCATTAACTCATAATTTTGTAGAATTTGTTCTGCATTTTCATTCAATGCTTGAATAAATTTATATCTACTATCAATCGGAGTTGCATCATAGATAGTCATTGCGTCTCCGTATTGCTGAATAAGTTGTACTGCTCTTTTTGGGCCAATACCAGGAATTCCTGGCACATTGTCTCCTTTATCGCCCGTGAGACATTTAAGTGAGATATACTCTTCGGGAGAACACTCATAGTGGTCACTCCAAGTCTCTAGCGTGACTTCCTTCCTCGTCACATAAGAGAATCGGCCTACATTTTCTTGAATCAAAAGATCCCAGTCTCGGTCGCTTGAAATAAGCCAAATATATTCTAAGCCGTATCTATATCTATCTTTTACTAGGTGTGCTGCAATATCATCTGCTTCCACCCCTTTGTATCGAAGAACTGTATATCCAGCTTCTTCGAGTACTTCTAATGATGCTTCAAACTCTTCAAAAAACTCTTCAAATGCGATTCGTTCTTCTTCAGTTTGTTCCGCAAACTTTTCTTTTCGATTTTGCTTATATCCAGGATCAATACCCTTTCTATAACTAGAAGACCCCCAGTCTGCTGCAATAATTAGTCTCTTGCAGTCATATGATTTTGCCAAACTTTCAACTGTGCGTTGGTAGTCATAACGAAAATCTGTGCGACCTTGATGCTTCCATCGAAAAGCTAAGTTCAGTGCATCTACAATCAGAGTGGTTTTATCACTCGGATTTACAATTTTATCACTGAAACTGAATGCCATTCTTTAAAAACTCCACTGTTTCATTCTCTAGCCAATCTTCTGCGAGAAGAATAAAACAGTTAAGAAACTGTATATACATCCATTCTTCACTTTTGTTAGGCTGTAAATTTGTTACTACAAATACAGGCGAGCGATTATATTTAAAGAACAATAGCGGTTCTTGATCACCTCCTTCTGCCTGTACTTGTACCTTTTTCCACCAGCGAATAAGATTATTTGTTTTTTTCGCTGTGAATATTTTATCGCTTAGAGGAGACTCAGAATAGTTTTTTACTTCGATACAAAATCTATTGCGCTCGTTCGGAACGTACAAATCGCCTTTGAGGTATTCTAGTGCTCCAGAGTTAGGAACTCTTTCAAACTGTAACCCCGTTGCGACCCGCAACATATCTCGTACTAAGTATTCTCCTCGTGCCCCCTTTGCTCTACTATCAACCATCTATAATATTACCCAAGGCATGAAGCTTTTCTTCAGCTTCCGCGTATTTTGCAACTTGAGAATCTATTGCTTCAAGAATTTCGGGATGCTCTCCGATCCCTGCTGGGTTGTTCATATATACTGCTATGTTTGCTTCCGCTTCCGCCATTTGCCCTTCGTATTTTTTCGTCAAGGCTTTTATAATACTCTGACTCAGCTCTCTCATCTAATGCCTCCTTTAATTCTTGGTCTTTTGCTTTCTGTAACATCCACATTCTACGTTGTGCTGCTAGTCGATTCATTCAAGCGCGCTCACATTTTCTCGTTTTACGACTTCAATTTTCTCTAGTAATGGATGAGTCCATCCGTGGCTTACTACATATGTATTTAGATTTTCTTCGCCAAGTAGAACTTCTACCAGCTTCTCTCGACCTGTTTCATCTAATACATTAATTACTTCATCCAAAAACAGAATATTGATTCGTGATTTGGAAATACTACTCATTAGCTTACGAATAGCAATAAGAGTAGCGGTGTTTACTCTTGCCAACTCTCCACTAGAAAGAGCAAGAATATCGACAATGTTTCCATTGTCTGTAATTTGCACATTTAGCTTATCATTTGATACAACAAATTCAAGAGTGAAACGCCCGTCCGAAAGTTCAGCCAAGTATGTGTTTACTAACTCTTCTAGTTCTTTTACTAGATTTTCGATCTTGTATGCAATTAAGCCGTTTGTGCTAAATGCTTT